GATCATGTAATGATTATTGTAGACTCTGTAGGTAACTTGGCATCTAAGAAAGAAGTAGAAGATGCTTTAGATGGTAAGAGTGTAGCAGACATGACAAGAGCTAAACAAATGAAGTCCTTGTTTAGAATGATTACACCTCATTTAACAATAAAAGATATTCCTGCTATTGTAGTGAACCACACATATAAAGAAATAGGATTGTTTCCTAAAGATGTTGTTAGTGGTGGCACAGGCATTTATTATTCAGCAGATAATATCTACATTATAGGTAGAAGGCAACAAAAGACAGGAACAGAAGTTACAGGTTATGAATTTGTAATTAATGTTGAGAAGTCTAGGTTTGTTAGAGAGAAGTCTAAGATTCCTGTAGAAGTATCTTGGGAGGCAGGTATTAGTAAATGGTCTGGCTTACTTGATATGGCATTAGAGTCTGGACATGTAATTAAACCTGCTAATGGTTGGTATCAGAAACAAGACCCTGCTACAGGAGAGATTCTTCCTGAGGCAAAGGTAAGACTAAAAGATACACAGACTAAAGAGTTTTGGTTGCCTATATTACAAGACAAAACATTTACTGACTGGATTAGGAATAGATATACAGTAGGGTCTGTTGATATGATGGCAGCAGAAGTATCGGACGAAGATATTGAGAAAGAATACGACAAAGTGTGATAGGTGTGGAGACAAACTTAATCTAAAGAAAGATAAAGTTTATTGTTTTCATAGTGATGAACAAGAAGTTTATATCTGTATCCCTTGCGTTCGAGACGTATATAATGATTATGTAAAATTTAATGGTGATGGAAAGATTATCCCAGATGAAGAACCGAATTGAACAAGTAATACTAGAAAATTTAATTAAGGATGATGACTTTGTAAGAAAAGTCATTCCTTTTCTAAAGCCTGAATACTTTATGGCATTTGAAGATAATAAAGTATTTAAAGTAATTTATGACTTTGTAGAAAAGTATAACAATCCTCCTAGTAAGCAGGCAATAGTATTGGCATTGAATGAAGATCAGTCTTTGAATGAAGACAGTCATGCTAAATGTATGGAGGTTGTAAACACATTAAATGGTGATGAGGTAGACAAAGCCTGGTTACTAGATGAAACAGAAAAGTTCTGTAAAGATAAGGCATTGTATTTGGGTGTAATGGAAAGTATCCAGATAATTGATGGTAAAAAGAAAGATATGTCTACAGATGCTTTGCCTGATATTTTGTCTCAGGCATTACAAGTAGGATTTGATACTAATATAGGACATGATTACTTAGAAGACTCTGAGGCACGTTTTGATTTTTACAACAGACTAGAAGAAAAAGTTCCTTTTGATCTTGATATGTTTAATAAGATTACAGAAGGTGGTTTATCTAACAAAACACTTAATATAGCTCTGGCAGGCACGGGTGTTGGTAAATCCTTGTTTATGTGTCATATGGCGTCTGCTAATATTGCAGCAGGCAAGAACGTATTATACATTACTCTTGAAATGGCAGAAGAAAGAATAGCAGAACGTATTGATGCTAATCTATTGAACTTGCCTATAATGGAACTCAAGGATTTATCTAAACCTATGTTCCAGGACAGAATACAAAAACTAAAAGATAGTTATGAAGGTAGATTAATTGTTAAGGAATATCCTACAGCGTCTGCACATAGTGGACACTTTAAGGCTCTTATAAATGAATTAAAACTAAAAAGGAATTTCTTCCCTGACATTATTTTTATAGACTATCTAAATATATGCACAAGTTCAAGATTTAGGCCTGGTAGTAGTGCTAACTCCTATACAATTATTAAGAGTATTGCAGAGGAGTTAAGGGGCTTAGCAGTAGAAACAGATGTTCCTATTGTAAGTGCTACACAAACAACAAGGGGTGGTTATGATAACAGTGATGTATCTTTAACAGACACCTCAGAGAGTTTTGGTTTGCCTGCTACAGCGGACTTAATGTTCGCGATTATTAGCACAGAAGAACTAGAACAGATGGGACAGTTTATGATTAAACAGTTGAAAAACAGATATGCTGACCCTACAAGAAATAAAAGGTTTATGATTGGAGTTGATAGAGCTAAAATGAAATTGTTTGATTTGGAAGAGTCAGCACAGACAGCTCTAACAGATTCTAATATAGACGTCCCCGTGTTCGATAGAGGAAAACAGGAAGACAAATATGGAGACATTAAATTTTAATGGCATCGAATGGGAAGTATTAGACACACCTATTGCCAAAAGATATTCAGAGTTTCTAAAAGATAGAATTGATACAAAACAATTCTTCTACATGGGAGAAACAAAAACACAAATCAAAGACGAAATAGAAAAGATAGCATACATGAAGGGTGCACCTACTATGGACTTGAATGAGCTACATGAATATTTCGCAGATCATGAGGAAGATGAGGACTTACAAAGACTAAATCATCTTATTCATTATTATGAATTGGTAGATAATAACTATCCTCCTCGATGGGGGTTTGAACCTACAGAAGATTATATTGGATTGCTTGAAGAAGACTTTGATCAGTTTACATTAACAAGACAATATGGTTATTTGTATGTAGGTTATCCTCATGTAGGCAAACATTTTGCCGAGATAGTCTTTTCCAATGACGTAGATATTAAAGAAGAACAATATCATCCTCAGGAAATATGTAGAACAAATTTTTTCTGTTGGCTAGGTAAAGAGATTTCTAGCCCGCCTGTAACGTTCTGGAATAAGGCACAAAAGGTTCATAAACAGGTAAAAGATAGACTAAATTTGCCTGAAATGAACGATCCTGCACTGCGCATGGGATATATTCCTTTTGCCAAGTTAAAGACTCGTATAAATAGTAATGAACTTGTTAGTCACCTATTGAAAGTGAAACAAAGTTCTACTAATTATACGGAGTTATTTAATGGCTGAAAGTAAAAGAGAAAATTTTGTTGAAATAAGTTTAGCAGAATACGAAGAACTAAAGGCACAAATTCCAGGAGACGAACCAGCAGCACCACCTAGCAAACCTTGGTGGCATGCACCAGACGACAGAGGCTGGATTTGGGTTGCTCCTGAGTATTTTAGCAGATGGAGATTGTTTCCACGTGCTTTTATATCCATGTATATCTACTTGTTATTTGAAGTAACAATGTGGTTCATGGATTTGCCAGACCCTAATTCACAACAAGCAGGTCTTGTATCTGTTATTGTGGGTGCTGGAGCTGCCTGGTTTGGACTATATGTAAACTCTACTTCAACTGACTTTAATAAAGAGTAAACAATGCCAACAATAGAATTATCAGCATACTATGTAGAGTTCATAGGGTTTTTACTTACCTTGATTATAGGTCTAGGTTTGAAAGACTGGGCTGGTTCCTTTATCAAAGGTATGAAGTTTAGAATAAATCCAGCTTTTAAAGAAGGAGATAAAGTATTATTAGATGGTTGTCCAGCACTAATTGTTAAGATTGGATATTCAGAAACAGTATTTGGAGTATATGGAAAAGAAGGTTATACCTGGAGATATGTTCCTAACACTAGAATAGAGTATTTGAAACTTGAAAAGATTGTTGACCCTGAATTACATAGGGACACAGATCAAGAAAAGGCACAAAGAATAATAGACACAATACAAGATGCTAATATAGAGGCTAACCAACAGGAGATTAAAAAAATAAAAAATGGAGACAAGTGATGCCGGCAAAATTCAAACCAAGCCACAAAGAGTCTATAAAAGGTAAAGATGGCAGACCAACAAAACGTTGGTTCATGAGACATTATTACTTAAAACAGACGCCCACAGATGAGATAATTGAAGCTATTAATAAGGGTAAACGTAAGCACAGAAACAAATTTATCAATGAATTGACCCGTAGAGGGGTGAAATTAGTGTGGAAAACCGAAGAAGAAATAGCTCAAGACACCTAACATACTGATATAACAACAAAAAAGATTTCACAAAAAGGTTGACTTTTGGTTCGCCAGACTGCATAATAACGGTATATTTAGTAAAAAGGTAAGGTAAATATGAGAACATGGGAACAACTAACAGAGAGAGAACAGTTACTAACTTATATCTCTGATGTCCACAAGGACGCATATGGCTTTAGGCCACGTGGTTCTTACGACAACTATTCTGTAGTTGAGCTCAAGGCTGAGCTAGATAGACTTTGTGAGATTGCTGAAGAAGAATATAAGCGTCAGCAAGAACTAGAAGCTGAGGCTTATAAGGCTCTTCATAAGCACCTTGCAGATTTAGTAAGTATTGGGGCTAGAGACTTCAAACAGGCTCTTGCTTGGGATATTCAAGCCGAAGAATGTGAACATGATGGATTCGTTGATTTTGGATTCTATTGTTACAAGAAAGGTATTGCTTATAACAAGCAGAAAGTGCTTGAAAGATTAGCAGCTTAATTGCGTTTTTGGTCCTATAAAAGGTTGACTCTTGGTTTACAAGAGTTTATCATGTGTAATGTAAATATAGAAATGGAGATGTTATGTCAGAGCAACTATTCAAATATGCAGGCTATAGCGTAACTGAGTCAGGTCAAACTAAGGCTAGGTTCGGTAACGATATGGTTTCTCGCATTAAAAAACTTACGGCTAATTCTAATACCAATACTTGGTTTGCAGAGTTACCGGAAGCTATGACCAAGAAGGATGCGTGTAATTATCTATTACAAAACAATGAGGAACTATCCTCTAATTTTGAGATAAAAGATGCGCTACAGAAGGTCGTATATCGTAATGCACCTCGTAAATCCACAACGGTTAATGTTGCAGCACCTAGTGTTGGAGCAACAACTGTCGTGAACGAGAGTGTGAATTCAACCAATGAAACGGAGGCCGATTATGGCGACAACTAGAGTAACTCAGGAGCAGAAAGTTCTTAACTTTTTGACTACCGGTGCTTCATTGAGCAACGCTGTGGCAACACACAAGCTCAAAGTAAATAGACTTCCTGCTAAGATTAATGTTCTTAGATCTAAAGGATATCCTATCTACACAAATACTAACCAACAAGGTAATCCTACCTACAGGTTAGGCACACCTAGTAGAGCAATGATCTCAGCGGCACATGCAGCTGGCGTATCATTCAGCTAAGTGATACTAGAAGGGAGCTCTATTTGAAACATAAGAACCCTGGAGCTCCCTTATTCGTTTTAGAGGAAGACTGGATTGGACTTCCGATGTCGTCAGAGGCAAAAACAACCAATATCCCACAATGAGAAACAAAGAAGATATAAATATGAAATACGAGCTAGGTAAAAACAAAGATATGCCATCAGAACTATCCCTCGTTAAAAGGCCTGAACTAACAGAACAAAAGGAACAACAATGGTAAATCCAATAGGCAAAGAACTACTAGAAGCGCTTGAGGCACGATACAGAGGAGAGATCGCTCAAGCCAAAGCAAACATTAGAGTATATATTGAAAATCCTACAGGGATAGGTGAACACCCAGAGGTAGCTCAGGCCATGGATGCCCAAATAGAAATTATAGCCAGCGCTCAAGAAAAATTAGATATTTTATTGAGCCGTAAATTTAACTTTTCAGGTGAGAGAAATCCTGTTGAGTAAGGTAGCTAGTTTTGGTAACGAATTTATAGGTGCAGAAGTTTCCTACAAAGGAAACAATATGCACACAGTCAAATATATTAGAGAAGGCGAGGTAGTCTTTACTAATATGGTTTTTAACGATGATAAAGAA